AGCTCTTCCAGCTCAGCTTTTGCTGGTTCCACTTTCTGAGCAATCTCTTGCCTCAAGCGAGCAATTTGATACTCGCTCATATTTGTTTTCGGGGGCTCAGTCCCCAGACGGAACGATTCGTCGATCTTCCTCCGAAGGTCATCAAGCTGCGCGATCTTGCGATCCGCCGTGGCAAGAAAAGCCCGCAAATCCCGCACCCGCCGCGTGACTGGGTCCGGTCGTCCTAATGGCTTGGACCTCGTCTTGCCCGGCTTCAGCGGACCAAACCGCGCTTCATCGGCCGCAACTGTCCTCGTAAAAGGCTTCCGGTTGTGCTTAAGCCGCTCAGCGACCGTCTGTTCAATGCGCGCCATTCGCCAATCACGGCGACGTTCAGCCAACCGGAGCGCTCGTTTCCCTTGGTCAGGATCAGCACTTACTCGCTTGCGAGCCGCGAGCTCTGCGATCCTGGGGACCGCATAACCAGCGGCCAGGGCACCGGCTAGAGCTCCCCCACTCGCAGCCCATCGCGCCCTGGCCGCCTCCCTCCGCTGCCGCAACTCCGCATCGGAGAGCGGTGCGCCAGGGGTTCTCTTCGCAAGCAGCGGATCCTGGGCAACCTTGGCCCGGATCCTCTGCAGCGCCTTATTCTCGATTTGCCTCACACGCTCGGCAGAAATGCCAAGCTCCCGACCAACCTCATGGAGTGTCGCCGGCCGCTGGCGAAGCCAACGCGCAGCCAGCACACGGCGTTCCCGTTCATTGAGCTCAGAAATGGCCCGAGCTACCGCAACACGCCGATGACGTTCCGTTTCGGCAGCGATATACTTATCCTCGGCGTGCTCGCCAGACGAGAGGCGATCAATCCACTCATCGCCATCGTCGTCCTCACCTGTCCTAATGTTAAGCGAAGGGTCGCGGCTCGAAAAGCGCGCCGCCATATCCTTCACCGAGGCAACCTTTACACCCCGGCGCGCGGCAATCTCCCTCGCCTTCTCTTCCGACAGGACGCCATTGGCGTGATCTAGATCACGCCGCAGGCTGAAAAACAGACGCTTCTGGTCCTTGTTGGTCCCTTGACGGACAATTGACCAATTCGATTGAATATACTCGAACTGAGCCCCGCGAATATAGGGCAACGCAAAGGTCGAAAACCGAACCCCTTTTGAGGGGTCGAAATTCTCAGCGGCTTGCAACAGCCCAACGTTACCCGCAGCAACCAGATCCTCAATCGGTAGCCCGTAGCCAGCTAGCTGCCGCGCGCTGGAGACGGACAGCCTCAGATGCGATCTGATGATCTTGTCTCTGGCTTGGAGATCCCCTTGGTTCTTCCAGCGGCTGATGAGATTCCGCTCCTCGGCCTCATCGAGGATCGGGATCGAGCGGACCTCCCGCTCGTAGTCATTGATGTTGCGGCGCCGCTTTGCCGCGGAGGATCTGGCAGCGGCCCGGCGTTGCTCAAGCTCAGCCTGAGAGAGTGGCGCGCCCTTTTGCCGCTTTCTCAGCTGCCCAAGCATCAAACCGCCTTGGCAAGGCCCAGAGGCATGAAAGCCTTGAGGAAGTGCATATGGCGAGCGAATGCCTTCTTGGGCTCTCCCTTCTTGTGGCCGGACCTAGTGTCAGCATGATAGGTTCGACCGTCCTTGAACGGAGTGCCGAACTCACGCCGGAACGGAGCCCAAGTACCTGGCTCAGCCTCCTCACGAAGCGTGTTAGCCATACGACGCCTCGCATGCTTGATGAAGTCCTTGTAAGGCTGTAGCGCTTGGATGATATCCGGCTTCATCTTATAGTCGTAACTAATCAACCCCACATCATGCAGCGCAAGATTGCGCGCGAGGTTGAAGGCGAGCCGCACGTTCCGATCTTTCGGATTGGTCCCGATGGGAAGCAAAATGCGGTTCTTGTGCCCACCTGGATCACGTCGCCCGATAGAGCGGGTGATGATTTCGTCCCGCATCGACCTCGTACGATCACCCGCCCAACGAGAGAGCGCGATATATTGATCCACGCTCATTCCGGACGGGATCTGAGGCTTGATGGAGGTCCACTCGTAGAACATTCCCCCAGTCCGAACATGGGGGGAGTCAAACGCTTTCGTTGGTTTCCGTTCAGGAGCTTTCGGTGGCTCCGGCGGATTGGCGTCAAGTTGTTTCCGATACCGCTCGTAGGCTTCGCGTAGCGTATACGGCATACGCTTGACTTCCTTCGGGCGGCCAACCGCGCGGGACCAATCGTATGGAGGCTTTTCCTCGCGATCCTCCCAGTTGGGACCACGGGCATAGATGGAGGAGACATAGCGAGGGCGCGGTGCACCAGCGGCTATCTTGGATCCATCTTTTGGCGCAAACCTGCCGTACTTGTCACGCCTGATCTTACTTTCATCGAAAAACTTGGCGAGACGACCAATCCTCACGCTCTTGATCGCACGTAGCGGCTTGCCCTTGACCCGCTTAGCCAAACCTACGGCAAACACACCGCTCTTACGCAGGGATCCAATGGTTACCGACTTGACATACGGTGCTAGCTCAGGAGGAGGCGCTGGCGGTCTAGGCGGTCGCTGCCAAGAAAAGCCGCCCAGGCCGAACGGACCACTCTTCTTCCAATTGCGAACCGCACGACGCCAAGCATCCATTCGTTGCTGATATGGACGCGCCCGCAGCTTGCGGGCACGATCCCAATTCGGATCTTGGGTATTCGAAGAGAAGATCGTCAGAGCACCAGGCAGATCAGGCATACCAACCTCCTACCCTAACGATTTTCATAGCTAAAGGGCGTTTTCACTTGCGCCCTTCAAGGGCACGAAGAGCTGCCGCAACCTGAGGATTTCCCTTCGCGTTGCGCAACATCAGCAACAGGTTCTTTCGTGGCTTTGCTATACCTTGCATGCCCGCCAGGCTGCCATTCATGGCAGTGGGCATGCCTTGCATGCCCGCCTGGCTGCCATTCGTGACAGCATTCTCATCCGGAGCGCTTTCCGTTTGATCCGGAGCGATGCCAAGCTGCTGAAGGAGTGCTGGATCAGCATTCGCGAGCGGGTCTTCGCCCGGCATAACTCCAGGGCCCATGTCCAGCGGCGGCGGCATCTGCGGCATATCAAGCCCAAGCTGGATCGCCTTTTTCACCGCATCCAACGACATGAAACCCAGCGGACCTATCCCCCAGAAAATATGCGGCAGACCTAGCGGCTCATCGCCACGCGACTCACGGATCTCATCAATGCTTTTGAGGCCAGCCCGCAGATCCTGCAGGTCCAAGGCGTGCTGCTCAACCACATCCGTCTTGCGGATGTCGTCCCAGACGATCTCGTATCCGGGATAGCCCAAGAACTTCTCGATTTCCTCATCGATAATGCCCTTGAGCCACTGCAGCATTGGCTCAAGCCCTTCCTCAAGGGCAGTCTGATAGGCGCTCTCAGCAGTGGCGCGATTCATCTGCCTCACGAAAGGAGTGGGCGGCAGACTGAAGGCATAGGCAACGATACGAGCTAGCCACTCGTCGAACTGATCGAGAAGTTGGTTGTCAGGATGGATCGGCCAGTAATTCATACCAGCCGGAACAAATTTCATGCGGCGGCGGTTTGCCGCATTTTCCATCAGCGCGTCCCAGTAGCGCTGGAAGGTAGCAATCTGCTCGACCGTCCAATTTTCCGGAACGGTCATCAACGCCTCTGGGATATTCCCCTCCGTGAAGGTATGAAGCTGCTTCGCCAAGCGGCGAAGACCAATATTCACATAGGTAATGATCTGCTCGACCGGGGATAGGCCATACGCCTTGTTAGCGCGCGGGTTCCGGACAGAATAGACAAGTTCATCGGATGTGAACCACGCCGCCGGCATACCCTTGAGGACCTGCTGGAATGCCGGCGCGGGAGGAAGCGGACGACGACCGGTCCGATCAATCAGAACGTTGATCGTTGATCCGTCAATGATCTCAAGAGCGTATGGCTTCCCATCCTTGGTCCTGCGGCGATAGATCGCCACAGCATCAATAACAAGGGTTTCCTCAGCCAAGATGCGCACCCACTGATCCCAGCGGTGGACGCCATCTGGCTTTCTAAGAAACTTCTCAATCTCAGCGCAGGTTTCGTCCGCTTTGTTGCTATACTTCTGACCTGGCGGTCTCTTCGGCAGAATGCTCCAACCTACACGGGCAAGCTGATCCTTGCGAGTCTCAATCGCAAGGCGCACCAGATCGTAATCGGCCAGCCCGCGAAGAAGCTGGAAAGAAACGCCTTCATGGCGACGCGGCGTGGTGCCGAGGTTGTAACCAGCCGGAAAGTCGAACTGCCGACCAGCAACCTCTTCCCACGGGGCAACTGGCGGCAGAGGAACGCCAGGGCCGAACCATGCGTCGCCTGGACTACCCGGTTGCCCTCTGGGCGGCTGAACTTGGTTCGGTGGAACCGGACGCTCAACAAGCGACTGCTGGGAGTCGGTGTCGTCGGCTTGCGCCGCGCTCATGCCAAGAAACCGGCGCACGGTGGCGATTGCCCGCGCAAACGGACCCCCGCCAGACGCAGCTGCAACCAGATTGGGGTCGATTTGGCTGACCCGTGCGCCAGGCGTGTTGACAGGCGGGGGGCCGCCTTTCGACAGGCCTGGCGCATTTGGATCTCGCGGATCGCGGGTGCCACTCATGACCGGAGTGTCCCGGCTTTACTAGAGAGCAATCGTGCCAACAGTAACGGCCGCCCCGTCAATGACGGGGGCGACCATCAGAGACGGCGCAGCCCCTGCGTACATATCCGGCATAGCAGCCTCCTGAAATCCTAAAGACCGTTTCGAAACCGGCCTTTCCACTAACTGGCGCCTCATGGCGGCCAACCTATGGAATACCCGAGAACTCCTCGGCTGAGAACTCTCAAACGCCGCCTTCCCCAAAAAATGCCCGGCCCCACGGCATCGTGAGGCCGGGCTAGTTGCAGGGAGGAACGCCAGTAGGTCGGCCCATCCACTCAGGACGTGGATGGGAATCCCGGCCGCGGGCCGGGATACCCGCACCTTTGCGGGTCTCTGGGAGCGCAACGCGCCCGATCTCAACGTAGGACCGTAGCTCCAGCCGCGACATGAGGCAGTTCAACGCCATAGCGCTGGCGATAATCAGCAGCAAATTGCTGGATCTTCTCTATCTCAGCCTCCGGCATGGCCGCAACCATTAGCTCGGCCACATCTCGCTCTGACATCCTCAGCCTTTGGGCAAGAGCATAAAGCTTCTCGCGGATCTCTTGAGTGTTCGGCGCTATCGCCGCCCTGGCAACCTCTCTGCGAAGGGGAGCCGGCAAGTTGTCGTAGGCCCACATCTCCCGTTCGGCAGCCAGCTTCCGCTCAAGCAGCTTTGCCTCGCGCGCAGGATTGAGCCAATAGACAAAAGGAAGAGTAGCACGTCTCCGCGGCGTCAGGCGTGACCTACGCATGGCATCAAGCTATGGATTGCTAGATCCTTGCATATGCCGCCAAACCAAAACACGGTCGAGTGTGGAACAATGACACGGCGGGCATTGATTTCGATCATGGCTCCCACTGCCCCGTTGCCCACGACCCTGCCCAGGTACCGAACCAACCTAGGAGCTTCGGATCCCCATTCAAGCGCATAACCATTCAGCGAAAGGTCCATCTCCGCCTCCGCCTCGTGACCACTTAATACACCCTTCGCGGCTGTCAATGTTTCTGTCAAAGAACGGAGATCTCAGCCAAGCTCTTCAATTTGCTGCCGCATCCATTCCAGGATGCCGTCTGTGCCTCCCATGAGGGCAAGGAACGCGCCCACTGCGGCGTCAACCTGATCGTCGTGCGCCCCATATGGAAACTGTTCGAGCTCTTCGAGGAATGCCTGATTCCACGGCCCTCGCACCAGATAGACATTGCCGACCGAGACCTGAGCAATAAATGAACGCGCCCGTTCCATTTTGTCGCCGGTCTCTCTCACTGTCTCCACAGGGTACGGGGCGAAACGAGACGCAAGATAACGGGCTTGGCTCTTGCCGGCTTGGCCAGGGTCTTGGGGCAGGATCAACCTGGTGTTCATGCCGTCGGCTGAGGCCACAGCTTTGATCGCCTGCTCCACACCAGCCGGGTCTTCCTGAAAACGCTTCACGTCGTCGATATAGAAGCGCCCGTATTCATCTTTGCACATGCGCACCCCGACAGTCCAGTCGGGGTCATTCCCATGCTTGGGGACCGTCGCAGCGAGATCCCATCGCCGGACCCGACCAAGCTGCAAGGCATCAGCCGGCAGGGCGTCAATGATCGTGATCTTGGCGATGTTAAAGACACCACCACCACGAGGCACTGGCCTCTGCTGCAACTGCCCCGCAACCGCGTATTCCCCGAGAGCCCGCTTCAGGCGAAGAAGCGCATCGTGGTTTATCCGCTCGGGATGGAGCAGCTCTCCCGGCTTGGTGCGAATGTCGCGGGGATGCCGATCAGGGTGGTCAGGTTCGAACTCCATAGGGAGAACGACCTTGTGATAACCCTTGGCAATGCAGTCCCCAGCCAGATCGCGGGTATGCACGCGCTGCTGGATGACGATCTTCACACCCCGGTCCGGCTCATTTAGCCGGGTCGGGATGGCTTCATTCCACCAGCGCAGGACGTTGTTGCGCTCAGCCTCGCTTTCGGCCTTCTGGGTCGGGTGAGGGTCGTCGCAGTTATGCGTCAGGACGCCGTTGGCGAAGAAGTTCCGAGTGCCTTCCACGGAGAGGTTGTAAGTGCAATCAGGAGCCGGCAGCCGACGCACTGACTTCACACGAGAGCGTCTGACTTCCATTGATCTCAACCAGATTACCGCCTTTTGACGCTCAGCCTAATGCCGATCCGGGCCCTCGCAGAAGGGATATTTAGACAGAGAAGGCATCCGGGCACGTCAGTACCACATCATCTGGCCGCACATCGCCAGCCGGGATATACCCTCTGCCTTCTACCCAAACCGGGTGATCCAAAGTGCAACGAAGCACTTGGCCATCCTCTGTCTCGATTTCCACGAGATCGCGTGCAGGATGGGTTTCAAAATCAAGGATGCGGCGGAAAACTGCCTGTCCCGTATCGTGGTCGAAAGCCAAGATCTGGCTCGCCGCACGCTCCCTAACCACCACCTCGATCGGCTGCAGACCCAAATCTGTCAAGACCAACTGGTCTGCGGGGAGGCAAAGAATGAAATCGGCGCCATGCCCCGTGACGTTGGAGCCTGGGGTGCAGCAGAAGCGATGCCCGCCCGCGGTTGTCTCGTAGTAAGTCTTGTTGTTTTGGTCGCCCGCGAGTTGAACCCCCGGATGGGGTTTGCCATCAGACAGTCGGCCGAGATAACGTGACTGCGGGCCCCAACGGCGCTGATACCATTCGCTTTCGACCAAGCGACGCGTCTTCACGGCGTCGCGAGTGGCCAACGTCATCTCGTTGGAGCTAGTGATGAACTTAGCCGCCGGGTTCCACGTCCATACCCAGGCTGGAAAGGCGACCGACAAAATCTGCGATTTCAGGGACCTAGGCGGGACACATACCACGAGCTCTCGATATTTGCGTCGAGCCGCGGCTTCCATTTCGGAGCACAGCAGATCGATGTGCCAATTCCACAAAAGGTGGGCCGGATCGATATACGGCCACGCCATGCGGAAGAATTGCGCGAACGAACGCGGCCCGAGACGGGCCTCGAGTTCGACCCGAGCCTCTGAATTCGGGTTGCTGAAAATGTGCAACTTGCTGGGCAGCACATTCATGGCGAATGCCGCGGGTCATGCGCCCGGCGTACCAGCAGCCAGCGCCGTCATTGCGATTTGCCTTTTGGGCGCACTTTCAGCTGCCGCGCTTGTCAAGTAGCATACGACAAGCACGAATTGAAAGTCTCAAAAATGAGATTGGCATCAGGCTAGATCAGCCTCCGGCGCACAAACTCCTCGACGTAATCCAGCAGCCGCAAAGCCAAGGCCAACGGCAGCAGCAGCCCGAGGAAGACGAAAAAAACCCCCATACGCACCATTTCCCACACCGTGGTTCGGCTTTCAGCACATTCACGGCACTCCTTTGAAAGAAGGAGTTTGTCATCGAATGTCACGACATCCTCCGTTTGCTCACTATTCCCCTCTGAGCCACCTTCTTAGGTGCGACATTCAATTGTCTTCTACTTTAGACACCTTCACTTTCGACTCGTCTATCCCCATGGCCAAGACGATCCGGCCTTGCCGCATGGCATGTTCTCCGGGCTTGCTAACTAGGGAACGGGGACACTCGCACTCGTCGGCTTGGCGATGCTCAGCCTTATGGCGATTCGCCTCAACCAGCCGCGCGATATAGGCGTCTTGGCGAGCAAGCACCTCGCGCATCACCTCAACGGTATTGAGCAGAAGATGCAGGCCGAGGGCCGCCTGACGAAGCTCTTCCAAAGAGGGGCCGCCTTCTCGCGTCAAATTGTCGGCTAGCCGACGCAGTTCTGCATGGGAATACAACATAACGGTGTAATTTCTACCAGCCGTCCTACGGTTTTGCCAACGCCTCCGTAGGGTCCAAAGGGCTCGGCTGCCTGGCAGCCGGAACCCGCGCTTGACGGTAATGGCGATTTCCGTTTGCGCTTGACCACATCGGAATGTTGTGATGTCATTCGCCTTAACGCTTGCGATCAGCGGCCGTCTGCCACCGAACGCTAGCCGGATCAAACACATACCAAAGACGCACCCCGGAGGATGAGCCAATCACCGCTGATGCGCCGGATGACATACAACCTATCGAAACACGGCCGTCGTCGTATTTCCGACGCCGTGCGGAAGGCCTGGGCCGATCCCGAAAAGCGCGCCAAGCGCATTGTGGCCATGCGCGAAGGATTACGAAAGGCCTGGACTGACCCCGATAAGCGTGCCCGGATGATCAACGGCATCCGGGCGGTGTTTCGTCACAAAAAGGCAAGAGCAGCGAAGCCATCTGCAGAAAGAAAAATCCAGATCCCCAAGTGGGTCAAAGAGGCGGGGCTCACGGACGACTACGTCAGCACCGTTGCAGCATTCGGGGAAGAGAAGGCTGCCTCTTGGTGCAGATGGTTGAAAGCAGAAGCGAAAAGAGGCGAAAGGGAACCATGAGCGAGACTGTGGACGATGCCGCTGAATGGCGCATCGCCAAGGATATCCGGCAAGCCTGCTCTGGCGTTGGCCGAGAGGAGGCGCGCTATTTGGTCCGCGCCTACTACCAGATGCAGAAGGACCGGATCCGCGACAATGCGCAGATCAAGCGCTGCGTTGAAGAGCAGACACCGCACGCGATCATCGACTGGCTGGCAGAGCGCCATGCAAAGATTGAGGCGCAGATCCGGAGCGCGCTGTCGGTCTATGTGCAGTCGCAAAAAGTCGGGCGCTGGCTGATGAGCATCAAAGGCATCGGGCCAGTGATCGCGGCTGGGCTCTTGGCTCATATCGACATTCACAAGGCGCCGACGGTCGGGCACATCTGGCGCTTTGCTGGGCTTGACCCGACGGTTCAATGGAAATCTGGCGAGAAGCGGCCATGGAACGCGGCGCTGAAGGTGGTGTGCTGGAAGGCCGGCCAGTCTTTCACAAAGGTCTCGAACCACGAGGACGCCTTCTATGGGAAGATCATCAAGCAGCGGAAGCAATACGAGACGGCCAAGAATGAAGCTGGCGAATACGCTGATCAGGCCGCTCAGACGCTAAAAACCAAGCGCATCCGCCACGACTCAGAGGCTCGGAAGCACTACGAAGCGGGGAGGCTCCCGCCATCGCGTATCCAGCAGCGTGCCGAGCGCTATGCGGTGAAGATTTTTCTTGCGCATCTGCATCATGTGATGTACGAGAATGAGTTCGGTGTACCGCCGCCAAAGCCGTACATCATCGCCATTGGCGGACACGCGCACTACATTGCCCCGCCGAACTGGCCGATGCAGGAGTGAGAGCTCATGAATGAGCCAAGGCCCTTAAGGGAACCGCCAAGTGCGAGCGAGCCGTTCTGTGTGAGAGAACCGGAGTAGGAGAGCGAACCACTTCCGCAAAGAGAACCGAAAAGCCTGAGCGAGCCGTTTTCGCCGAGAGGACCGAAGATGAGGAGCGAGCCGCCCAATCGGAGAGGACCGGAAGCAGAGAGCGAGCCGCTTGGCCTGAGAGAACCTGGTGACGAAAGCGAGCCACTTCCGCAAAGAGAACCGAAGAGCCTGAGCGAGCCGTTTTCTCCGAGAGAACCGAGATTGACGAGCGAGCCGCATCGCATGAGAGATCCAAAGCCTTGGAGCGAGCCGAACCTTCGGAGAGAACCAAGGTCCACGAGCGAACCATTGACCTAAAGAGAACCGAGAAGCCGGAGTGAGCCGGGGCACCAGAGAGAACCAAAGTCACGGAGCGAACCATTGACCTAAAGAGAACCGAGAAGCCGGAGTGAGCCGCGGCACTCGAGAGAACCAAAGTCGTGGAGCGCTACGGATAATGAGAGAGAACCGACAAACGCGAGTGAGCCGCATCACCCGAGATATCCAAAGCCCGCGAGCGAGCCGGATCATGAGAGAGAACCAGAGAACGGGAGCGAGCCTCGCAGATCGAGAGCACCAAAGACCCCGAGCGAGCCGAATTCACAGAGAGCACCGAAGGGGCTGAGCTTTTTGCCTTTGGGCTTCCTGAATGGAACGACATGCAAAGAGCTAACCAATGACAACCAAAAAGGAGGAACGCGTGATTACGCCAGCAAGCACCGCAGCGGCGTTCGCACATGGTGCAGCGCTTCATATCAAATCAGAAGACAACCCTTCGTATTACGAGGATCAGTGGCCATTTCGGATACTATGGTTTGAGCATGAAATTGAAGCTCGGCATGGCCATCAGAATTTATGGGCCGCGCTTGCCGGTCTGAATTGGGCGTTTCACCAGCGCGATGTCGTAACGGTTCACGACACGTTGACGGCAGCAGCAAAATACGCCCGCGTGATGGCTAGCGATGATGCCATTGCTGACGCCGCGCGCGCCATGAATCTGGACCCCAAATGCGCAATCAGACACGCGGATGCGTGGTCCGTCGCGAAGGCTGCGGAGCGCATCGGAACTGTCGCTCCGTCATATGGATGGCTGCGGAACATCGCCCTAGAGGCTTGTGCAACGAACCAAAAAGAATCAATGAGCGCGCTAAAAAGAATCCGTGCAGCAAAAGCGATGGCTTTCGTGGACGGCGCGTTTACGCGTGAGCGTGACGCCGTTTTGCTCGATGCCGACGAGCGCGGATGGCCACCGACATGGACGGACTCGTTCCTGGAGAAAATGTGGTTTTGGTATGGGGAACGTGGGCGCTGGTGGGCTATGGAGGGAGCTGTTTGGCGCAACGAGATTGATGATGCGCAAAAGACGGTCGGGGATTTGCTCGTCGAAGCGGCGAACTTTGCCGGGCTTCGTGTCTCAAAGGAAAGTATAGACCGCCTGGTCCAGAAGCTTGGGATGACGCCGAATATGCCTCTGAACCATGCTACTCGGGCAGACCTGATCCTAGCAGCCAACAAGATGGCCGCTCCTGATAGCCCATAAATCCTTGCACACCAAG